TGTATTCTTTAGGTGTTTGTTCAAGACCAATTTGACCATCAACTCCATAATCTCTTAATCCGTAATAAGGTGGTGAAGTAATACAAGTTTGAACTTTAACGCCTTCATCTATCCAGCGTTTCATTATCTCTCTACAATCTCCAAATTCTATTTTGTTCATAGAATACCTATCATTTCATGTTCCCAAAGATATTGCATTGTAGTAACGTAAGCTCTATTCCACATGTCACGTCTTTCTTCTTTTGTTAAGTCTTTACCCATGTCTAGTGTGTAATGGCACTCATAACATAATGCAGCACAAAGTGCGTCAGAAACCTTGATACCCATTCCTTTGCCTTCATTCCTATGTGCAGCACAAACTGTTTCAGACATGATACCACAATGTTGGCAAGGTAGCTGTCTTAAAAGTTGAGTTAGTTTTTGATTACGATATATCATTACAAACCTTTGTCATCCAGTAAATTAAATTATCAGGTGTATATTCACGTTGATATTGAGTGCATCTTTTTGTTCCTTTTACATTACCACATATTGACCTGTCAGTTGAAGATAAATTTTTAGGTGGCATAGGTGGTAATTTAGATTTATCTATTCCACAAATATAAAGTTTAGTATTTTTGTGTGCAACATGACCAAAGTCAAATTGGTCAATCTCAATAGTAAATCCACCAAACTTATCTACTTCATCACCCAATGGTAATGGTGCTTCTTTCCATAAACGACTACCAGCAGGATGTTCTAATATTCCACCATTTAGTCTTACTTGTGCTAAAGCATAATAAGCTAATTGTTTTTCATCTGGTCTAGGGTTTGCCATGTGAGATAACATACCCCAAGCTCTACATGGTGGATGTGCTATTACAGGATAACTTTTACAATAGTTTCTAGCATCTCTGTGAATATCATATACATCATATCCATCAAGTTGTTTATAACGACTATTGTCTCTAGCAAACAAAACAGCTATCACTAATAATCCCATCCCCAACCCAGCGTTTGTCCAAACACTTCGATTTGTTGTTGGTATTCTGTCATCTCACTTGTGGTTAGTTTAGTTGTTGACTTTATAAGTTCTACTGGCATACCTGCAATTTCAGTTTGGTAGCGTAAGAATTTATATCCCATGAGTTCGTGTATTTTATCTTTTTCAATACCTAGATGATTACCTATGCTTGAATACAGTTCCCATAGTCTTTCGTTTTGTTCTAGGCTACGGTTTAGTTTAGCGTCTGTGACTGTTACTCTCCAACGCTTAGTAAAGTCAAGAGTTTTTAGTTTCTCTACTAGCATTGGTAAATTGTCTTTGGTTAATGCCCACTTTATCATCTCTCCATCCTTTCGATTTAAATACTTGTCCGTCTTTAGATGTAGCTTTATATTCTACATGACCAAAATGTTTTTGTATAGCTTTTAAGAAGTCATTTATAGTCATTTTAATGCAACCAAAATAATAATAAACGGGGTAACAACTATAAAAATTGTTAGGCATATAAAAATTGTATTTATATTATCAAGTTTTTTTAATGATTGTTGATGTTCAACTTTATTTTGTTCCATACTTTTTTCTCTATTAATAATATAATCCCTTAAACATTGTTCAGCTTGTTTTTGATTATCAAATTCACCTAACCAAACGTATTCACCTTCCCGATAAAATCCTTTTGGACATAACCAATGCGTTACAAATGTTTTATTTTTTGTTTCTTCAACTTTGCCATCTACAATACCATTTCTTGAATAAATATGTATCATTAAGGACTCTCCTTGTACCTTAAACCTTTTTGGTCAAACCAAAAATTAAAGTTACCTTCCCATTGTGCATTACGCTGCTTCTGAACAAATACCTTGCAATCAGGAATAATCTTTAGTTCTTCTTCAGGTGTTTTACCGGCTTCAACTAACTTTTCTTTAGCTCTGTTACGCCATACACAAATAATATTATCGCATAAATTTCTGATATGTGAACTACCCATAATGTTTGTAGCATCTGGTATTTCATCCTCTGACTTCATCTTACGAGTATGAGCCACCAAGAAAATTGCAATGTTTAAATCACGTGATACAACTGCTAATTTATCTACAAATAATTTTTGAGCTTCTAAAGACTCTTCAGATATATCACTCATCTTCATAAGACTGTCAATCACAAATACATCTACACCAAGAATATGTTTGCCATAGTATAGCGTTGCTATCATGTCTTGTGAAGTAGTGACACCTGTTTGGTCATAGATATACAATTTGTCTTTAGCTCTATCTGTCCACTTGCGAATAAAATCATCTGTTGGTTCTGGTGAACCTAAAGTCTGTGTAATCATACGAGCTAATGTTAATACAGGTCGCATCTCTAAACTAGCTACTAAGCATTTAGTATTCTGTCGCATCATAGCTAATATGACTTGTGATAACCACATACTTTTACCATGACCTGATACACCGGTGAGAATGTTTACTTCCGAATTCCTAACACGAAACTTATCTTCCGTCTTAACCCAGCCAAGTGATTTACCACTATGAATTTCCTCACCAAAATACTTGACCAAGTCATCAGCAAATATATCCGTACTTTTAACTTTAAACTCTGCATGACTAAACTCCTGTTCGTAGTAATCAGTAATGACAGACTGATTGACTGTAAGTTTATCTATCACTTCACCTATGTTCACTAAATACCACCTTCCCAAACTTTACGTTCTGTTGGCATTTCACCATCATTCCATCTTTCCTGGTTAAGTAAAGTTAATGGAGCTGGTGAGAAACCATCTTTCCATGATTGAGTACCTTTCATTTTCTTCACATATCCTATAACTTCATCTGCTATTCCGTCAAGGTTTTTATTAGCCCATCTTTCTAAACAAGTTTTCTTGTTGACTTTACGAACATTTGGATAGCTTTCCCAAAATTCATCAAACCTATTGGTCGTTTTAACGACATATATATCTTCTCTTATCTTCTCTTCTCTTCTCTTCTCTATCCTAACAGGCGTATAGTTTTCCTCTAGCCAACCTCTAGTAAATAGTTCATTTACTATTTTTTCAATAAAATCAATAGGATAATGAAGTCTAAAAGCTATCTCATAGTTGTCAGGTAATACACCGTCACTTTCAGAACCAAGACACCATAACTCTACTAAAACAGCTTTTTGTTCAAAAGATAGCTTATGTATTTCTATGTCATTGATATAATCCGTACCATAAAATTTAAACCATGTCATCTTTTTTTGATAGCGTGGGTTTCTAGGCTTGTAAAGGTTAAACTTCTCCCAATTCTTAATTCTCATATACTCTCCTTAAAATAAACATTCTTCATAAAGTTCTGTTACTGGCACAACTTTTGCTTTAGGCAAAATATGGAGCTTGCAATTAGACCTATTCTCAAGAAACCATAACGCAGAAGCCTTGTTACTAAAGGCTCTTAGAGGTTTCCCATCAAATTCATCTAATATAATGTAACGCAATATCTCCATAGGGCAAAACATTACCACAATGTATTTCTAATTGCAAACTATTTTATTTATAGATTTTTACTAGAAAATGCTTGACAAGTTATTTTAGGTGTTTAATATAACTATTGTAATTTTAACCAGGAGAGAAACATGAGTATTAAAACAATGATAGTAACAGTAGTATTTTTCTATGCCTACGTAGCCTTATGCCTATATATTATGGGTAAGTTAGCAGGTGCAATATGAATAAATGGCTATGGCTATTCCTTTTTGTATTTTGGGGGTATATAATATGGCGAATGGTTTAGAGCATATAGCAGATATACTTAAACGATTGAATGATGAAATTAAATTAGATAACGATAAATGGGAGAGAGCAAATGAGTCAACAACAACACTACGATCAAGTAATGATGCAACAACATCAACAAGAGGAGAGAGCAAAGATGAACTATAACGAACTACGTAAAATCAATGTATCTGACCACATTGAGAAAAAGAACGGTCTATCATACTTATCATGGGCTTGGGCTGTGGATACTCTTCTACAGCAAGACCCAACTGCAACATGGACTTATGGCGAACCTAAACAGTTTGGTGAAACACTCATGGTATTTTGCACAGTCCATGCGTTTGGTAAGTCTATGACATCACAATTACCTGTGCTTAACTTTAGAAACCAAGCTATTCCTAACCCTGACGCTATGGCAGTTAATACAGCTATGCAAAGATGTTTAGCTAAAGCTATTGCATTACATGGTATTGGTTTGTATATCTATAGTGGTGAGGATATTCCAGAGTCAGAACAACCAACTCTAAAAGCTGTATCTAGCAAGGACTTTCTATGATAGAGCAACGCACAGATGAGTGGTTTCAACAAAGACTAGGCAAGGTGACAGCATCCAGAATATCGGATGTTATCGCCAAGACTAAAACAGGTGTATCTACATCACGTCAAAACTATCTTGTTCAATTAGTATCAGAACGTCTTACAGGAAAGAAAGGCGATAGCTTTGTAAACCAGGCTATGTTAGATGGGATTGAAAGAGAAAGTGCTGCTAGAGAGCTTTATATGCAATCTAAAGGGGTATCTGTAACAGAAGTAGGTTTCTTTGACCATCCTGTTATTAAGAATAGTGGCGCTAGTCCTGACGGTGCAGTAAATGCAGAAGAAGAAGGTAAGTATGCAGGTCTTATAGAGATTAAGTGTCCTATAGAAACAACCCATACTAATACGCTTATGAGTAAATCAGTTCCTAGTAAATACATACCACAGATGCAATGGCAGTTAGCTTGTACCGGTGCTAAGTGGGTAGATTTTATTAGCTATAATCCTAATTTCCCTGTAGAATTACAGCTCTTTGTTTCTAGGGTTGACAGGGATAATGATTATATTGCAGAACTAGAAGCTGAAGTGGTTAAGTTCCTAGACGAAGTAGACCAAACAATTTTAAAACTAAAGGAGTAATATATGGCTGAATACGATAACACAAACACATTTGCATTATTTAAGAATGATAAAGGTGACAACCCTAAACGACCTGACTACACAGGTAATCTTAATGTAGATGGTATTGAGTTTAGAGTAAGTGGATGGGTTAGAGAAGGTGCTAAGGGTAAGTTTATTAGCGGTACTGTACAACTAAAAGATAACAATTTTGCTGGTGCTACTAGGGGTGCTGCTGTAGAAGGTGCAGATGAGGATGTTCCTTTCTAGGAGCATCCCCATAAGCATTATAATTACTTGTTCATTACGTACATTGTGACTTCAAAGCCAAAACGCATTTCAGTAGCTGCTGGTGTTGTCCACATAGCGGTTCTCCTTTCTTTTAGATTTATAATAGAATTATACGCCTGTATGGTTTTGTTAGACACAAGAAAATCATGAAAGGACTATAATGGATATACACCATTTAGAACTAGATATATCGTGTTATGCTACTGCTGTTTACCACGAAGTTAATACAAGAACATTGGAGGAAAAAATTGGAGTCATTAATACTATCCGTAATAGGGTTCGTGATGGTCGTTGGGGTCGTGATGTATGCTCTGTTGTTTATGCTAATAATCAGTTTGCTGTGCAAGATCAGTCCCACAGTCCAGTTAATGAAAGGGCGTATTTGGAGACTAAACTTTTGGTTATTGATACGATTATTCACAATAAATATGCAAACCCAGTTGCAAATGCTTTATACTTCCATGATGATTCAATACCGCCTAAAAAGGCATGGTTTGGTCAAAGGAAGAAAACACACATAGGAAGGATGGTATTTTACTAATGCAACAACATGATACGAAATTATGGTTAGCTAAAGTTCATAAAGATGTGATGGATGAAGCAAATATTAGACAAAAAATTGTAAGAGAAAATGAAGATTTAATATATGCTTTGGAATGGGTAATTGATGTATTTACAAATGGCGATCCTCAATGGCATGATGTTCCATGTATTGAAAACGCTAGAAAAGTGTTATACAAATGAAAGATAAAATATTAGGTTACCTGGTAGAAGAATTTGATAATAATGGTGTTCTTGTATGGTCTGCGCTTATGCCATCTAAACCAACATCTTTAGAGATTGAAAAAGATATTAAGAATAAATTGCATAATTGGGTTATAACACCACTTGTTGCAGATACAAAAAACATTATTAAAGTCACTAACATTAAAAAATACGATAGTAAAAAATTAACGGAGGCTTATGGTGGACTCTAACCCACTTACACAAGAAGAGATTATTAAAGCGTATAAAGAAGCATTTGGAAGTGGTAATGCTGTTTTAACGCTTGACAGAATATTTAGATTTGCTAGGCTTATAGAACAAGCTCATGGGATTAAAAATGTACACTAAGCTAGACGATCAAAGACAAGCAAAGTTTATTAATGAATATATGCAAGAGCATCCTAATTGCACTATTAAGGATGTCATTCAGGGATGTGTTACAAATAGAGTGCGATTAAAGTATTTAGAAAGTCAAGGATATTTTAGCTTACCTAAACCACTTGAACATAAAGAAATATTAGATAGAAGGTTTAAGAATAGGAATTATGTATCTGTAACTGTAGGAAGGGAGTATGGTAAATGGATAGGATATTAAAAGTAATTGACTATTGTATATACATTTTAATAATTGGTAGTATAATAGGTTTTTTTTATGGTACGTATCAAGTGATTGATTTACTTTTTATAAGGGGATAGTTATGGTAGATATGGTAAACAGACCACCGCATTACTTACAAGGCGGTATTGAAACAATAGATGTGATTGAAAGTCGTTTGACCAAAGAAGAATTTATTGGATACCTAAAAGGTTGCAAAATGAAATATGACTTACGCTATCCTTTTAAAGGTGCTTTTGAACAAGACCTAGATAAATCAGAATGGTATAAAAATAAACTTATAGAAGTAATGCGTGATGAAGATGCTGTTAATCCACCTGAAGTAGAAGCTATTTTAGAAAGGTTTGATGATGAATAAGATATATTGGATATTCGGACTTGCTATGGTTGCATTAGCAATATTTGGAACAGAAAAGGCTTTTAGTCAAACCACGACTATATATGCACCAGATGGCTCTGTAACTGTGTGTCAAGTAGGTAGTAATGGTATTGTTATTTGTGTCTAATCGTCTCTAGGTGTTAATTCACCATAGACAGATAACTCTTCACCACTTATTTCTATTAGGCTATCGTCATCTAATCCTATTACTATAGTGCTATCACCATGTAATGCTTCACATGATACAATGACTCTACCAATCATGTGATTGCAGATAATTTCTACTTCTGACCGTTGCATAATTGTCCTAACAAATAGTGCCATTCCAACGCCCATTCTGTTTTAATACCATAGGCATTAGTTTTGGTTGTCCATTAATAATAATACCGCATCCTACAATAAAACGACTCTTGAAGTTTTTAGCATAGTCAAATGCCATAGACTTTTGGTGGATTAAACATCCGACCTGCATACCCCAAATAAGAGCATCAGGGTTGCTGTAATAACCAATACTAAATTTAGTATGATAGTGACCTTGCACAGTATTCATACCATATTGTTGTGCTACTTTAAGAACGTCAGCAGATAAGCCATGAGTAAAAAAACAACGACTATTATCAGATAAAGTAATAGTGTGGTCATCTACCCATACCCAACCCTTTCCAACTCCTAAAAACTCGTTATAGTGCTTTAAATACGCTTTTGGAAGCCCATATTTTAACGCTCTGCGATATACTAAAGAACTGTGATTAGAGTGAACTAGAGTCATCTTTGGGAATATCTTTTCTAGTTCTTTTACGTGCTTTTTAGCTTGTTCTAATTCATGCCCAGGAGAGTATAGGTCTGGGTTATGTTCGTGCATAGAAATAGCATGTTGGTCTAACTCATCACCTATGTTGACTACATGGTCAAACTTGTATTTGTTTTTAAGTGCTTTTAGAAACGAAAATGCGTCAGGATGATGATATGGAATGTGTAAGTCAGATATAACTAAAACTGATTTATATTTCATAAGTTTCTCTAGTGTTGAGATACTTTATTATATACTAGATATAAAATTAGCATGAGAAACATATATCTAAAATGATAAATGGCACATAATATGTCGCAGATTAAATAATCTAACATATCTTAATTGTGGCTGTTTTAGCTTTCTGTAACTTCTCAAAAAACTTCTTATAAGCTACTTTAGAATTACCAATAAAATCTTGTCCTGACCATGTTGTTCCAAGTAATATGCAACCATCTGTATCAGCAGATGTATTACCTGAATGAATACGAACACCGGTAAAGTTTGGAACGTCTAGTATATGTGGCATATCTTGTTTAAAGCGTGTAGAAGCATCTATAATGAGTTTATATTCACCAGTAGGGATAGCAGTCTTACCTATTACTTTAGTGCCATTTCTGACCACATCTTCTAACGTATAACACTCATATACACCATCTATATACATCTTGCCTATAGTATGCGTGTCTTTAAACTCAAACCTTTTGACTTCAATTAACATTAGAGTCTATATAAGTAAGTGCTTGTGTAAGATATTGCATAGCATACATAAATAGAATAGAAAAACCCATAGCTACGAATAACAAGGATACGACTAGTAATTTAAGTATTGCTAAACCGATAAAGTTAAGTATGTCTAAGACTATCATTTCTTTTTAATGTAGAATAAACTACGTTCCCCAAAGAGATAGAAACCTACAGCACTTGCAAAGTTATCTACTTCAGGTGTTGCGATACCTTGTAGGTGCATTGTAGCCCATGTTGCTAATACTAATAAACCGATAAATGGTCGCATGAGTCTTACAATAGCTTCTACCCATGGATATGATGGGTTACCACCACCAGCTTCATTCATTACTTTAAAGAACTCTAAATCAATTTGTTTCATCTGAGCATATTGTTCTATAGTAGCTGGTTTGAATTGGTCAGGTGCTACAAAGCGATTAATAAGTGATTTACCTAAGTCTACTGCTAATGGTCCTAATGCTGCTAGTATAGTAATTGGGTCCATTAAAACTCTCTTCCTAATCCAAATAAAAGTTGTTTTTCATAAGGGTTTGCATTTGCTGTTGCTTTTAATAACCAGTCATTTATTTGTTTTGCATATTCAGCATTAACACCTAAACCATCTTTACTATAATTAGCACCACCTGTAAATTGACCACCTGCTAATGGTGTAGTGTATTGTGCAGAAGCATTAGGATAATTACCACCCATAACTTTAGCCATAATATTAGCATCACGATATTCGCCATAGGGAGCAACATCACCTGGTTGACTTAATATACCACCTTTAAAATTTTGGTTTGTTAAAGCAATGTCTTTATATATTGGGTTTGTGCCTTCTTTGCCAACAGTACCACTTAATAAACCAACAGGAGTTTCTTGATAAGCATTAACATTACCGCCTAATGTAGGTCTAGTATAAGCATTAATATTTAAGTTATCAGTACCTACGCTAGTAACATTTTGTTGAGTATTTTGTTGTTCTGTTAATTGCCTTAAAAATTCTGCAATATCCATTATAATTCCTTTGGGTCGTAGCCAAGTGTATTAGCTACTCTCTTTTGTAGTTTTAAAAATAAACCTTTATGGCTAGTATATTTATCTGTTTTAGGTGATTCTAAATAGCATATCATGTGTATGATTTCATGTGCTAGGGTCTTTAATACTGTATCTAAATGACCACACTTAGCTGTAGATATAGTAATAACATGAGGTTCACCAGCTTCAGGTGGCTCATATTGTCCGCATATACTATGATCATGTACCACTACGAAATCAACACGACTTGCAGGTGGGAGTTTATAATCTTCAAATACAGGGAACTCTATTAAAGCAGAATATAGATTGGCTATGTTATTTTCAGTTATGAATGTCATAGTGTTGAACGTGGTTTAAATAGTTGTGGATTATATACTGCTGTTGCATCTATCTCTGGAAAGTAAATTAATACTGAGTCCATGTTGTTTACAGATTCTTTCTTCCAGCAACCTTCGTGATTAGCTTTACCTTTATCTGTAGCATACGCAGCATAAGGATAACCACGTAAGCCCATTTTAGTAAACGTACATTCTTCTAGTGTTAATACTACTTCACCAGCCTCAGTAGCCATTGACATTTCTTTGGGTAGTTCTTTACTATAAGCATAGTCATATAAAAATAACCATAAGAGTATTAAAGTAATACCCATAAGAAAGTTTTTCATATTATTTTCCTAATATGTTGTGCATAAAGAATGTAGCTAAGCCGCCTAAAAATGATGCTATAGTCATACCTGCCCAGAATCCACCTCTACCACGATTTGCTAATGCTAGAAGTTCATCCATGCCTTGTTCTAACTTGTCAATCTTTTTTTCCATTTGCTCAACTTGAGCTACAAGTTGTCCATATTTGAATGGGTCAATATCACTCATTCTAAAATCCTTTACTCTTGATTAGTTTGCGTTAGTGACAATAATCCTGCTTGTTGTGGCAACGTTATTTGTTGTGTTGTTGGTGTTAAAATACCTGATTTTTTTGCGCCACTTACTTTATATAGCGTTTTAGCTAATAAAGTTTTAAAAGCTAGACTTCTAGTTGCTAAGAAACCAGCAGTTCTAGGAAGATTCTCAGCTAACCAACCCATAGCTACTGGGTCTTTATTTAAATCCATAAATGCACGTCTTTCAACAACATCTAATGTATCTAAAAGTTTAGACTCTGTTTTATTAAGTTTTACAATATCTGGAACTTCACTTGCCACTTTTTCTTTTAATCCACGTGCTAATGATTTCTGAGCTTCTACTTCAGTTGTTCCCATTTGACCATATTTTTTTTGTAATGCAGAATATGTTCCTTGTTTAATTTCTTGAGCTGTTTGAACAGGAATAGTTTGCTTAGGACCACCTAATGGTGTTCTATTAGTTGTCATAAATTCATTAGCAACTTGGTCAATAGCTGCTAAATCAGCAGTAGGATTAACTTGGTTAGACTTTTTGGCACGTAATTCATCTAGGTAATTTAATACATCAGTTTTATTTACAGTACCTGTAGATGATTTTACTTTATTAGCTATTTGTTCATTAATGTTAGCAATTTTATTTTTCATTATTTCTACTGAATCTCTAGAAATATCTAATCCATTTTCTAAAAGAGTTCTTGCTGCAACATCTGCTTTACCTGTTTTTAATTGTTTATAAGTAGGTTTTAAAGCACTTTGCATTAAATCATAAGACTTTTGTTCTAATTTAGGTCTAATAGATGGTAATGATTCCCCTACTTTAGATATACCTGTTTTTGCTTGTTCTAAAATTTGTGGAGTTTGCATTGTTGGCATACCTGCTACAGGTCTTAATCTTGATAATGCTGATACTTCTGATAAACCAGGCAATGCTTCTATACCTGATTGTTGAATAACATTTGCTACTTTAGGTAAATATTCTTGACCAGATACAGTTCTAGGTTGGTACATAAAGCGTTGACCTTCTCTAGCAACTGATTGCTCAAAAGGTAAATTAGTGCCACCAAATCTTTCAGGTAATAATGCTTTAGTAGCACCATATAAACTACCATAAGCACCTGTAGCTAATGATGCCGGAACTTCTAATGCACCTGTAATTTTATTAAAGATACCAGCTTCAGATTTACGTTTTGCTAATTGACCACGTTCTGTTGTTTGTTTTTCTCTTAATGCTAGTGCTTCTTGTGGTGGCAAAAATTCAGGAATACCACGTACATCAGTTAGTCCTGTTGCTACAGGATTTTGTATTCCTTTAATCTCATTAGCAAATAGTTGAGCAGCTTCAGTATCACCAGCATTATGAGCTTTAACTAATGCGTCTTTTAATTGCGTTAATCTATCTGCCATTATTCAACTCCATATGCTTTTAAAATATCTTCTTTATTTCTTACTTGTGATGATGGTGTTTTTTCTTTGTAACCCATAATAACTTTAGAAGGATCAAGTTTATTTGTTTTAGCAATTTCTGCATATTGTATATCATATTTATTTTTAACTTCTTCAGCAGCTTGATATAGTTTATTTGCTACATTTAAAAAATCTTGTCTTTGTGTTGGATTTAATTTTTGACCAGTAGCAAGCATATTAAAGTAATTTTGTGCTCTATCTACTACACCAGTAGCTTCCATTGCTAATCTTAACTCTGTATCACGAACAACAGAAGTAGGATCAAGTAATTTCATAAATGTAGTAGCACCTGCTAAATCACCTGCTGGTGAAGCACTACTTAAAGATTTATTAATAATATTATAAGCAGAACGAACTTCACCAAAGTTTTTAACTTCAGGAGTATCTTGATATTGTTTGCGTAAGTCTTGCTCTTGTTTAAATATATCTTGTTTTGTTTGAGCTTGTTTTTTAACAATAGGTGTTTGAGTTTGTTGTGCAACAGGCTGTGTAACTTGACCAGGTTTTGTAGTAATTTGTGGTTTAGTCATATCAACTGGTTGTGTTGTAACATTTTCTTCATTATATATTGGAGGCAATATATTAGGTGGTAATGCAGATGGTTGAATTTTAACAGGTACTGTATATACATTACCATTTTCATCCATTGTTTCTTGCATAATAGTTTTAGGAGAGGTTTGATTTCTGTAAGCAAGTGCATATTGAGATGTTTTTCTTAATGCTTCGCCTTCAGGAGTGTTTTGAGAACCTCTAGCTAAGATACTAAGTGATGATCCTTCTACTCCTGCGCCAAATCCAGCTAAACTACCAGATTCTTTAGCAATAGCTTGGTCAAGTATTTTAATCTGATTTTGAGCATTATTATATCCAGTATCAGTATCTTTAACTGTAGCAAGAGTTTCACGTCTTCTCATGAGTTTTTCTAATGGAGTTAAACCTTCCATTTCAAGTCTTTTAGCACCTTGTTCCAATTCCATTTGCTTTACTCTACCTAGTAGTGCTTGGTCATATACATTTTGTGATGAACCCATGCCACCTACATACGCTTTAGCTAGATATGGAATTGCACTACCTACATTTAAGTTTTTAGGTTGTGCAAAATAATTAGCAGCAGTTCCTATGATACCTTGAACAATAGCTTGATTTTGTAATGTTTTTTGTTGTTCTGGAGTAAGAATACCTGTAAGAGCTTCAGATGGTCTAGCACCAAAAACATTCATGCCTGAAAACAAATTACCAAGTCCAGATGTAACTGGATTAGTAAGTGCTGAAATTGGGTTGTTATCAAATAATGCCATGATTTATCCTATTAAAATTGGTCTACGTGGTAATTGTGCCATGCTATTAAATTGTGGGATAGGAACAGCACCTTGACCTATCATTTGTTGTGCGCTTAATGTTGGAGATGGTTGTAATGGAGCTTGTGATTGGTTCATAGTACCATAAGCATTAAGTGCTAAGTTTCCATATCCTACTGGGTTACTCATCAAAACATCACCTGGCATAATACCGCTTACACCACGTTTTAATCCACCTAATAATGATGTATCATAACCTCCGCCACCTGCAAATGTTGCCGGTCCTTGACCACCTAAAAATGATGGGTCATATCCAAGTGTTGAATTTTTAGCTACATCAAACATACCTTGAGAGCCTGTGTATAAAGATGGATTTAATCCTTGAGCATAAGTACCTGCTTGACCTAATGTAGTTCCAGCTCCAGTATTAAACATATTAGCCATGCCAATATTACCCATATTTGATGCACCTTCTGTAGCTATGGCGTTTCCAAGATTACTTGTTGTCCCTCCTGTTGCAGCTTTTACTCCACCTGCACCGCCCATAGCACCACCTAGATAGCCACCTGTACCACCTACTGCAGCACCTATAGCTGCATTTCTTAATGATTTATCTAGACTTTTGCCTTGTAATAAAGATGTTCCACCACTTACACCTGCACCTATCATTGCTGCTGTTACTGGATCACTCATTATTTGCCTACCTTTCCTACTACATAGCAGATTGGTTCTAAAATAGCACGATAAATCATGCCATAAACATCACGTTTTTTACCTCTTTTTTGTTTCCATATATCAGCAGTCCTATGTCTTGCGATATGCTCTAAAACACCCCTTAAAATGCGTTGTAGGGCATTCTTTTCACCTGCTTTGTAAGCATAGTTTACTAATGGTAAGAATAGAGTGTGATAACCTTTTTCGTATGCTGGGTCTAAGTCTTTAGATTGAGCTAACCAAATAGCATTACGGAAGCTACCAAAGCCATATTCAGCATTCATAGCTGTACATACAATCTTACCACCACCACTAGATGTTGTTTCTGATCTTGTAGTTAATGGTTGACCTGCTACTGTAGATGTAAACTGTGCAAGTCTTTGGTATGGTAAGTTTTGCTCAAAGTTAAAGCGGTCTAAGTCAGCTTGTAGAGCTTGTTGAGCATAATTCTCACGTGCTTGACCAGTTTGTAATAGTTGATTAATAGGTTGAAAAGCTGCTTGTGCCATAGTAGGTGCATTTCTAGCTGCTTGTTCTTGTAAGCCACGTTCTGCTGCATAGTTTTGATATGCTGCTTGACCTGCTTGATTTGCTAAAGCATTAGCTAGATTTTGTTGTGATAATGATTCTAATTGTGTTTGTGCGCCTGAGCCATAACGACCTGCTTGAGCTGCATTACTACGTGTAGAACCAATAGCTTGTTGATATGCTTGTGTCGCTGCTTCTTGTCCTGGTCTTAATGCTGCTTGTAGGAAAGGATTAGCACCCAAGTATGAACCACCTACAGCACCTTGTTGTTGTGCTAGAGCTTGGTTAATAAGAGGGCTACCAGCTCTTGCTTGTTGTTCTGCCATAGTAAGTGCTGATTCTGTTTGTGCAGATGGACTTACATATGTTTGACCAGCGTAGTATTGTGGTGTATATGTTTCGTATAATTTTTGAGCTTCTGATAAGCCTCTTTCAACATAAGGTCTCATAGACGGATCAATACCAGAAGTCGTAGTTTGTTGTTGTGGCGATCCACCACCACCCCATAACATAAACCCATTGCGAGTCATAAATCCTGTTATAAGCCAATACATTTTGTCTTTAAATGAATTGTTATATCCTAAATCAAAACCAAATAATTTCATGTTGCTTCCTTAAAGTGTAAATTCCCATGTTGAAGGTTTAAAACCCATCTCTTTAGCTTTTCTATCCCAACCACGTCTTTGAGATGTAAAAGTAATCTTTGTTTTACTGCCTTGTTTTGCTATTTCTTGAATTTCTTTCCATGCTTGTTGAAGTAAATCTTCATCATTAATAGATGACCATGCTGCCCATACATGAAGTGCATTTCCTATAGGCTGTAATACTACAAAACCATAAGGTTGATTATTAGTAATGGCTAGAAATGTCATAGATCGTTGTTCGTAACAATCACAATAGACATCTTCTACAATCCATTCAGGACTGCCTTTACTTCTTATAATCTCTAAACCATGCTTTATAAACTGCCAATTAGCACGTAATTGGTCTTTAGGTATATAATGTAAAATCATCCTACTATTATATAACGATATACCTTATTCGTGCCTGTATTTGCAGGGTGACTAATGGTTGCAGTACCTTGAGATTGTGCGCTGATGTAAGGTTCTGTAAATAAGTTTGTAGTGTATGAATTAGCACTTAAATACTGAATAGTTACAATAGCACTAGGTGTTACAGGTCTAGTAGGATTAGTTTGTGCTGCAATATGTTCTAGTATGACTAATGTAGAAGTAGTAGCCCAAGCTAAACTTACATAATCATCTTTAGCTAGTTCTATGTTAAAGTTTAATGCTGCAATCACATGACCTTTAACGCTGCCATGTTTACTGTCTATAGAAAATTTACTATTAGAGCCTGCAACATCTGAACCATTTTTTCTAAGCCAAATATCTACATCTTGTATTTGTGAATCATCATTTGCTAACTGAACACTAAACTGTAAGTTATAAAGACCAGAGTAATCTACTTTTATCTTATAACCATCTACACGAGTTGTACCTAAAGAATAGTCTGTAGTATTAAGTGTAATATCGCCTGTAGCTGTAACAGTCGCTAAACTTTGATCTGTCGTATCTTGGAAAGCACCGTATGGAAAGTATGTACTAGCTGCTGTTTGTGATAAAGGTTCTAACCCAATATATGAGTTATATCCTATACGTTCATCATTGATAGTAGTTGATACTGCACCACTAGCAACTAATGTAATTGTTCCTGTATTGTTAGATTTACCCTCTACAAGATTGTTTACAATTTCAGCTACACTTCTTTCATCACCACCTGTAATAGGTAGTTTACGGTACATATCACTACGTGCCATTATCTTGTTCCTTGTTCAGAATAGTCTATATCCATTCCAATAGCAGATGTCCAGTTAGAGCCTGTAGGTGTTAAACTTACTCTATGATAACGACCTGCACTTCTTACAGAACATCTATCTTCTTCGTCTGTTGTTTTAGTGGCAGAATATGTAATCTCATCATTTAACATCTTACGACTTGCTATTTGTACAGTAGCAGAACCATTATCTACAGATGGTCTAATAAGATTTACTACAGAGTTATAACCATATTCTAGATCATTAGTTGTTAATGTTGCTGTTGCATTTACGCCTGTGAATGTAGCAATTTTTGTATTTTTTACACCGCTAAATAAGAACTTACCACCTTTATAAAGTCTATCATCTAGTGCTGTAGTTAATGTATCTATAGTTTTTAATCCTGCTGCACTTGCTGCCATGTCTATAGCAACACCTGTTCCTGATCCTGCACCTGTAGCTGTGAATAATACGCCTACTGTATTAGCAACTGCACCAATAAGTGTATAGTCTGTAGTGCCTATACTTCTTATGGTATATGATTTACCTACTGTAAAAGAGCCTGCTGTTACGTTATAAGCAGAGTCTATTGCATCTAAAGATGTGCCTGAAGTGGCTAATGTAGAAAGATAATTTACATCTGTATCTGCTTCACACCATTTTTTAGTTTCATAGTTATAAATAAGTAAGGAGCGACTACCTGATGTATTTCCATAATTCCAAATAATAAGATTACGTTCTGGGTCTACTGCTGCAGATATAGTATCAATATCACCAATGTTAGCATTACTAAAAAAGTATCTATCTACCTTTTCAGCGCCTATACCGGTTAATGTTTGACCATTTGTAGCATAGAAACCATCATCAGATAAGAAATATGAAATACCACCATATTGAGCAATAGAGTTTCCTTCTATACATCCAATGTTTCTTGAAATCGTGTCAAATTGGAAGAATAGTGGTGAGCCAATATATGACATACGTACAATGGCTTTTTCTAAGAATACGATACCAAATTCGCCACCTGTAATACCGGTAATATCACCACCATCAGGAATATCTTGATAATCTGATTGTGATGCAGCACCTGCTGTCCAATCAGTAGGATCATTAATATCTGACCATTGAACACGTGATGGATTTGTTCCTGCACCTATATTAGCACCTACTACAAAGTCACGAACTACTGTAATGTATTTAGCTACTGGTGCTGATGCTGCTAAATCTGCAAATAATGTAGATGAGCTTACATCATAATATTGTATCTTTTCAGAACCATTAGTAGCGAGCGCATAATTACCAAATTGAACAAATTGCCATCTATTTGTGCCTGTATAGCCACCTGATTTAGATACATTATCTAATGATAAATCTGTGCCATCTAGTTTAAATAATTTAGTAAGACCGCCTGTAAATATAAAAACATCATTATTAAGTTTAGCTGCAAATGCGTTATTTAGGTTTTCTGATGCTGCACCTGAATAATCTACAGCAGTTTTAAACGGACCATAACCTACCGCTAAAGGAATAACATTATTAGCTTCTGATACTGCGTCTAGGATAGATGGTTGATCAGGTAACCAATCTTTAAAAGCTATTCTTTGTGTTTGCATAGTTTACTCGTAAATGATATTTGCTGAACCTGCATCAAAATTACCTGCTGTGGTTGCAAGTTGAATTTGAGTAAGCGTACCCCCAAGATTAATTCCACCTCCACCAAATGAAACACCAGTACCACTTATACGACCACAATGATTTGATACCCATTTATTTGTTGTAAGTAAAGTTATATTCATTGTACCAGTAAATGCTCTTGAATCTGCGTTTAATGCAATAATAAATCCAGCAGAGTTATTTTGAACTTCAGGAGATGTTAAAACTGATGATGAAGTGCTATCATAACCTGTAGATACAATACCACCTGACGTTCCTAATCTTACTAAAAGCTGTCCGCCTGAAGATAAAGAAACATTATCAAATACCAAAGTAATTCTTTTTACCCAAGATGGTATTGTGGTTGATAATGAAACAGTTGAACCTGATGTTGTAGCAACTGATGTACCACTTATTAAAGTAGGTGTAACACTTTCCCATTTATTAATAGTAGCAGTACCATTACCAGCACCTACTCCTGTTGCAGTAAATACAACACCTACAGTATTGCTTGAAGCTCCAATTAAAGTAAAGTCTGTAGGAGTTGATCCTAATGTTAGTATTGTGTATTCTGTGCCAACAACAAATGACCCTGCATTAACTGTATCACCTGCTGTGGATGTTAGTACGTTAGAGTTAGCTCCTGGTTTAATAGAAGAAATAGCGCTAGTAGCGTTTCCTACCAAGATTGCATTTGGAGAATTAGTTGCAACACCAGTACCACCATTAGCTACAGATAATGTACCAGTAACATTTTGTGTTAGATTGCAATATGTGATATTAACTGCTGTTCCTGTATCTGCTGTGCTAGTAATATCTCCTGCTGTTTGTGCATAAGTAAATGTATTTGTTCCAACAGTAGCAATTAAAAATGTTCCATTTACACTTGTATTTGTAACTGCTGTTACGGTTACGTATGTACCGGCTGTAAATCCATGGCTAGTTGATGTAGTAATAGTCACTACATTAGATGTACGTGCTACGTTAGATATTGCTTTTTGAACTGCTCCAGTACCACCTTGTGCTGTTGATAAAGCAGTTGTTAATCCTGTAATAGAAGTAATATCAGAGTTAGCACCTGATTTAGCTGCACTTAAATTAGTTCTAGCAGTACTTGCTGTAATAGCACCTGTTCCACCTGCACCTACAGCTAAAGCATCACTATCTGATGTGTAGTAAGTTGGACTAGCTGATTGAAAGTCTTTAAGTTGAGCCATAAGACCACGTATAGCATTGTTTACGTTAGCTGGTGAACATCCTTCAGCAATATTAATATTACTAATATCCGTATTACTTGCTGCGGTTGAACTAAATTCTGAAATCTTGTTTTTTGCCATTTTTTATCCTTGTCTGAGCCATATATCGTTGCTTGGTGTTACTTCTGTCCATAATTCTGATCCTGCTGTTACTTCTGTCCATGTATCTGTAGATGGTGATATTGCTGACCATACGTCTGTAGATGGTGTTGCATCTGTCCATATTTCTGTGCCTGGTGTAACTGGTGTCCAACCTTCGCCTTGTATAAGACCTTGTGCTGTAACTGTACCTATACCTTCTACATAAGCAAAACCTGCTAATATAGCGTTAGAACTTGCTGTAACAAAAGCAAAACCATTTACTTGTGCATTGCCTGATAATTCCATGCCACCAAGTGCTGTGACTGTGGCAGTTCCTGTAATAGAACCACTATCTAATCTAATTCTATTGTAGTTTATTGTTACTGTAGCATTTGCTGTGATAGAAGCATTGCCACCTATTAATAATGAACCTAATGCTGTAACCGTTCCTGTTGCTGTAATGCTTGCTGAAGCTAATGCAATAGAACCGCCAGTAGCTGATACTGTAGCATTTGCAAATATAGACCCACTACCAAATTGTGTTCTGTATGCTATAGCAGATAAGTCTGCAAATGCGTTTATAGATGCACTACCAAAGACTAATGCGCCACTTGTTGTAACTGTAACTGTTGCAGTAGCTGTAATACTTGCTGCAGATGTTCTAAATCTTGTTGCTGATGCACTTACACTTGCATCTGCTGTAATAGAAGCAGAGCCTGTAATAATTTGTCCACTTATTACAAGAGAGCTAAATGGTGTTTGCGAAAAGGCATAAAAGCCAAACATATTTAACTCCTTTTATAATTTATTTGGTTTTTGGCTTCTGTCCTAACCATTGTGAATATTTAATTCTTTTAATTCTTCTACAGTAGTTGCATTATCTACAAGTTTTGTAATATCTCTTAATCTTTGCTTTTCTGCAACAATAGCAGATGTATCTTGACCATCTTCTAAAGCACGTTGAAACGCTACATCTTGAGCTTGTAGTAAAATTTTACGTTCTTCACGAAGCCTGTCTTTAGTAATATCTTTAGCTTTATTAATGTCAATAATTATTGCCATGTCCATGCGTTCCTAAATGTTCTGTCTGTTGGTACTTCAGATGAATCTACAATAAAATATTCTTTACCTTGTGGAACATCTTTCTTAGCAATTTCTTCTATTGTATATTGAGATAGGCACTCTGGAGTGGGTGTTAATATAGCTATACTTCCATCTTCATTTTTATAAATAATTAATTTATTCATAATTTTATCCTATCTAAAAATAGAAACACAAACATATTCAGAATTTGCATCAGCACCAGCATCAGAAATTGATCTTATTCTTAATGCTGTTGTAGTAGGAGTATTAGTTGATTGCCCTATAATACGTGGAGCTCCTCCTGTATCTCTACCATTTGTTATATTAAAACAATAATTAGCATCAGGCATTGCAGTTGTAAAGTTTACGACATACTCTCCAGTTCCTAGATCGGCTACACTAGATACATTAGCACTTGCCCGAATTGGACTTCTAACTAATGTTATATTTCCACTTGTAGTAAGTGATGTGCCAGCAGTATATGTAAATACACTTGAACTTGTAACTGTTGCTACTACATAACGACCATCTACACCTGTGCCAGATGTTATATCTGCAAATATGTTATTACCTACTATTAACCCATGATCTGTAACTGTTACTGTAACTGTAGTTCCAGATTGAGAGTATGTTCCACTTAAATTTGCTGTGTTACTTACACCATCAAAATTTACCCATGCACGACATCCATAAGCTGTTGCTACTGAACCATATCCAGAGTCAAATGAAAGCGTAGTAAATGCACCTGTGTTAGGTGTTGTTGCACCTACAGTTCCGTTAATATTAATAGATGCAGTTCCAGTTAAATTAGTAACTGTGCCTGATGAAGGTGTGCCTAATGCTCCTCCATTTGTTACAACTGCACCAGATGAGCCAACATTGACAGCAAGTGCAGTAGCTACGTTTGTACCTAAACCACTTACTCCAGTAGAGATAGGAAGTCCTGTGCAAGATGTTAATGTTCCAGAACTAGGAGTTCCCAAAGCTGGTGTTACTAATGTAGGGCTTGTAGCAAAGACTAAAGCACCTGAACCTGTTTCATCTGTAACTGCTGATGCTAAATTAGATGAAGATGGTGTAGCAAGGAATGTTGCAACTCCAGACCCAAGACCTGAAACACCTGTAGAAATTGGTAATCCTGTAGCATTTGTTAATGTTGCTGATGCAGGTGTACCTAAAGCTATTGCATTATTACTTGCATCTAAATATAAAGATTTTTCAGCAGGATAAGTAACAAATACGTTTTTAGTACCTGCACTAAAATTAACAGCAGTTCCGCCATTGCTAGACTCTAATATCGTATCACGAGATAAAGTAGTGCCTGAAGATGTATATGTGCCTAAACCTACTTCCCATTCTGATCCATTGGCAATAGTATAGTAAGTAGTATTACCATCACCGATAACAGAGAAATCTTGGAATCCAGATACGGCACTACCTAAAGTAAACGTGCCTGTGCCTGTGGTCGTAGAGGTAACCTGTACCCTATCCTTGACGACTAACGCCATGAATTATCCTTAAGCTAAAGTAACTGAAAGGTTGCCTGTTGAAATCTTAAAGATGTCACCAGAGTCAATTGTTTTTGCTGTATCTAATGCTGTATGGTATAAAAGATTACCTGATGTAGAAGCATCATTAATACCAATCCAACCTACTGTACCCCATGAAGCTGTTGCTGTTGGGAATGTTACGTCAGCAGAGTTAGTAGTAGCACCGTTAGATGGTGCACCAAATGTAACTGCTGTTCTAGCGTATGACCCACCAGTTACTTCTGTACCACTACCTGCATCTGTAGGGTCTGAAGTCCATAATGATACATAGACTGTTGCAACTGATGTATATGTTGTGTTGCGCAATGTTGCATTGATTAGCGCATTTTCCAAAAAATTCGACATTTCAGCCATTTATATTACTCCTGTATAAATTGATTACTCTTTGCTAGGTTTTCTGATTCTAATATTACTTGCAAATTAGATGGTATATGAAGTCCAGATACTAATTTACCTCTTAAAGGAATTATGTGATCTACGTGATACTTTCTTCCTTCAATATTACTTTTACGTTGTGCTACTTCATATATTCTTTTAATCTCTGCTCTATCAGACCATATAGGCATTCTTAATAACTTTGTTGCCCTTTTTCTAGCAGATTGTTCTAATACTTTTTCTGGGTATTTTAATGCCCATGCTTTCATCTTGAGTCTATTAAGTTCCTTAAACTCAGGATCGTTTTTATTTTTATGATAGTATCTTTTTGCTGCCTCGTTTAATCTATCTTTATGAGCATCATTCCATTTCTTAATAGCTTTCTTAACCTTTTCAGGATTATTTAAAGCGTATTTCTTTTGTGCTTCTTTACTCATTAACTATCTTGGGGTTACACTCAATGTTGTATATGCATATGTTTGACCTAAGTCACTCTTCTTGATGTTAGCTATAGCACGATCATAAAGAGCAGACCATGTTTGTATTCTAGGATCATTGTATAAATATGGCTCTGCTTCTGCTAAAGTTGCGTAAAGTAAAGCATCTGGGTAATATGCTAAGAACAAGTTACTAGCTGTTGTGCTAGAGATAAATGTAGGTTGAGCATAGTATAAAATTTGAACTGTATATGATGTATCTTGGCTAGGTGCAAATTGGAATTCTGTACCTAACATTGTAAAGTAGTGTGAACGACCTGATAATGTTGTTTGACCATTACGGAAGAATAGATCAGGTGTTTGGAACTCTAATAGAATAGGAGGATTGCCTTGTAAGTGCATCTCTCTTAACTCTAAGAAATCAGATGGGAACGCTACTTTGTTATCAGTTGGGCTAGTCGTTGCAACCTTTAACATTCTTTCTGTTCTTAAATCACGACTTAATCTTAACTGTGCCATCTGAACGAAGTCAGGAATAACACTTGTCAAGTCATTACGAGCTAAGTAGCTTTCTACTGTCGCTGTAAACGTGGTGTAGTTAGTTAATGCCATCTAATTGTCCTTTTAATCTTTCCCAGCATTTGTCCATTTCGTCTCTATGCCATTCAGCACTTGCTAGTGAACGTAACCATTCAGTTCTATCTGGGTATTTTAAGTTTTCTATATCTTGAATTTTGTTGGAAATAGGTATCGCTGGACTATATTCTGAAACAATCACCGGAATACCATAAATACTTGCTTGTACATCTGCTACGCTACCAAAACTTACAACAACATGAGCATTTTTTACAGCTTGGTTAAAGTCACCTTCACCTTTACGCTTAACTATGATTTTGCGTTCTGTATATTTGCGTATTTCTTCTACAGTTTTATCTAGCCAATCGTTTGCTTGGTAGATATATGCTATTTTGTCAGCAGGTGGCAGTATGATTACATGTTCACCTGAACGATATTCTTTAACTTCTGGTATTTCTCTATCTGAAGTACGCCAATCTGTGCAATGATAATTATTTACACAGAATCTAGCCCATTCTAAATCAAAACTTCTATTAAAATAACCGTGATCTATGAGAATATAGGGTATATTTTGTTTTCTACATTCAATTTGTATCTTATCAGCACCACTTCCGTTGCCAACAACTACAGGAATAGACTTACCATCCCATTCTTTTTTTAAAGCACCATTACAGTAACGCTGTAAGCGCATTAAAACTTTATCTCTACGATCTATGCCACTCAGTATTAACTGCATCTAAAACCTGCTCTACGGTAATTGATTGTGCTTTTAAAAGGCAATGCCGACATATACCACTATAAGTCCCACATGGTTCTGAACCATCGTGAATATTTCTATGGGTATCATATCCTAAGTGCCTCGGAGAACTAAATCCTGTCCAAATAACTACAGATGGTATGCCTAAAGCTGCTGCTGCATGATGTAAACCACCATCTGTCCCTACAAAAACACTAGCTTTGTTTAGTATAGCTAATGCTTCCCTGAATGTTTTTGTTTCTATCCAATCTGTATATCTTTTAGCAGTAACATCACCTACTTGTTTCCAAGGTAATTCATGTTTTACTAATTCATCCCATTTATCCCATGCTTTGTTTACAGTATGAATAAATGTACGTTTTACATTAGGCTCTATAAGTATAAAAGGTTCTTTTACTCTCTTATCAGCCCACATTTTTTCGTCTTTAGATAAGTATATTTCACCAGGCTTTGGCTTATAGTTATCATTAAAAACTAGATGTCCGTCTTTAGAACCATTTAGATATGGTCTATGATTAGGATAATTCTTTACCCATACTACATCTGTATCTGAATTAGATGCCATACGAGGATTGTTAGCAAATACTTGGTGATCGTAAAACATACTTACACCATTACCAATCTTGACTTTCTTACCTGTCTTTTCGTTTGCTTCCTTGACTTCTGCTGAAGCCATTATCCAATCACCCATGCCCATTATATTTGGGTAGCGACACTTTCTATGACTTCACGCCATGATCTGTCATCTTGGTAAATTAATCGCATAGAACGATACCAAGGCATACTAGGTTGAGCATAACGCCATTGGTGATATTTAGGTACTAGACACCATGTTTTAACACCCATAGCACTAGCACAATGTTGAGCTGTAGTATTGACACCTAGAACCATATCTAGTTCAGCAATCATAGCTGCTGTGTCATCATAATCTTTTGCGTCTGTTGCAAATTCAAAGTATTTTACGCCATCAATTTTGCGTTCTACGCTATAATCTAGGCTTACTAATTGTATATCTTTGCGTCTTAATAGTGGCTGTAAATCATCTTCTGTAAGCTTACGACCTTTAGCATTGGTGAGTTTAATGCCACCTTTTGTAGTGATTCCTATAACTTTCTTTTTATAAGAGTCAAACAAAGCTCTCCACATAATACGTTTTTCAGGATCAGCTTTTAGATAAGGTGTGCCAGGAAAGTCTTTATTGTTATGTCTAAAGAACTCTGGTAATCCACCTACACCACATCTGTAATCAAATTCTTTATCTGCTATCCATTCAGGATGAGCTTCTTTACGAGTACCATGTACTTCTGCTTCAGGAAAGCTACGTCTAAATAATGTTTCTAGTTTAGGATCACAGTCTATATAAACTTTTTTACTAGCTTTTATAGCGTCAGGAATACATGAGCCATAGAATATCTCATCACCTAAACCTTGTTCGCCATAGATAACTAATGTTTTATTAGGTGTTCCATCCCATCTTACTTCGTTACCATATATCCATTCTTTACGGAACTTACCACCTAAAGATTTAGACCACTCTGCCCAACCTTTATCATATTCACCTTTGGCTAAATAACTATGTGCTAGGTTTAATTGTGCGTGTAAATCTGTAGGATTACATTCTAAAGCCATCTTACATGACTTTTCTGCATCATCCCATTTAGACATCTGTACTAGCGTTGCTGCTGCATTAGAATAAGCTAAATGATAATTAGGGTCTAGTTCTGCTGACTTTAGGAAGTATTGTATAGCTTCCTCTGGCATATCCATTTCGTGTGCTGCACGACCTAGAGATGTCCATAATGCTTTGTTACCTGGTTGTTCTTGTAATGCTCTACGGAAGAATTGGTAAGCAAATGCTGGTTTATCACCTTGTAACCAAATATAACCTAAGAAATTTAGTGTAGCTGCATCATTAGGATATATCTCTAATACTGTGTAGATTAGAGGTAATGCTTCGTCATACGCTTCCTTAGTAATAAGGTCGTGTATAGCTAATTGTATATTCTTTAATTCGTCTTTATCCATTACTTCTTGTTTTTATCCATCTCTTTTAACATTCTATCTGAAGCAATGTTACCTATAAATGTTCCTGAGACTGATGCTGCAAATTGTGTGCATCCTGTTAATAATATGCAGATAATGAGAATATATTTAGCCACGTTTTGTAGTCAACTTTAAGTATGGATAGTTTTCGTTGATCTCTTTCATCAACTCTTTTGTTTGGTTAGGGTTATATATATCTATCCCTTTTTGTTTTAGCTGCATTTCCACTACTGGTGGAATACTAGCAAAGTGCGCCCATTCTTGTTTAACGCCTTTATCCCATGTATCTGGGTTATCTCTTGCTTGTTTAATCTTGTCTAACATTCCACTAATATCTTGTGTAGAAGTTAGGTAGTATGTATCTTTAGCTGGGTCGTAATCAAAGTATTGAGTTACACCTGTTACGCTATTGTGATCAAATAATATTGGCATATATAAAAATACAAAGAGGGCGAATTAACACCCTCTATTGTATCACATCTACTTACTAAGCACCTACGTTTTGTACTTTAGCATGTGCATCTGGGTTTTGAACCACTAATGCATATTCTGCTGTGAGTAACCATTTTGTGCTATCGCCAGTTTTAGCAAGTTCTTCTTTGCTCATTGGGCGTAGTGAAGCTAAACCAACATAACCAGGATCAACGCAGAGAACAGCTTGATCTCTCATGAAACGGTCTAGTTTAACTGTGTGGTTACCGAAGTCAGAAACGTAAACGTCTGCTGCGCCAGTAATTGTTGCTTGTGTTGTACCTTGAACATTGTTGAACTTAGTAGCAATACCTGCAAAGCCTGAGAAACGAGCTTTGTTAGTTGCTGACATAAGGATTAATGATGGTTCGCCACCATCTGTCCAAGCTAATTGTAATGCTGATTTTAGGTCTGCTTCAATAAATGTTACAGAAGTACCATCTGTTGGTGATGCTACTGTGCCATTTGAGAAGCCAGGTGTTGTACCTGCTGTAGAACCTGTTGCAATTACTCGGTTAGTAATCCAAGATTCAATACCTGCTGTTGATCTAGCTGTTGCTGGACCACCTGCTGAAGAAGCTTGGTTACGTACGATTGCATATTCCATGTCACGTTTAAGTTCTTTACCAGCTTTCATAAGTTGGTAAGCAACTTCAGACTTACGACCATACTTACGTACTACGTCATATGTGTTTGAAATTTGAA